TAGAGGTGTGGATACAATTATGCAAAGATCAAAGTCTAAGTGTACAAAATTGGGTAGAGTTTTCGAAAAGAACAAAAAAGGGAATAATAGAATATGGTGGAAAAAGAAAGATAGAGCAACTAGACCAAAGCAGAACATATACTTTGGACGATTTATTAAACAGCGAGTTGGGATCTCTTTTAAACTTGAACAAAGAAATGATGTGGTACGATGTCCTAAGTATGACGGATCAACAAAGAATATATATTACCTCGGCAAGAAGAAGAGGAGAGAGAATATTAACAAAGAAACCTAGAATTCGTTTATCAACAATACATAAAGCTAAAGGTGGAGAGGCAGATAATGTGGCATTAATCCTTGACTGCCCTAAGTTAATAAAGGAAAAAGGAGATGAAGATAGTGAGCACAGAGTATTTTATGTCGGAGCGACTCGTGCTCGTAAGTCCCTCCATATAGTTGAAAGTAAAAGTGAAAGCGGATATCAGTTATGAACAGAGAAGAAATTTTAAAACAAGCAATAGAACTTATTAACATAGACAGAGCCGAAGACTATGGGCCTGCATATGAGAATCATAAGAGAATAGCAGATTTATGGTCTGTTGTATTTGGCAAAGAGGTAACAGTTTTTCAAGTTGTACTATGTTTGTTACTTTTGAAAATAGCTAGATTAATTTACTCGCCTAAAAAAACTGACAGTTGGATTGATATTGGAGGCTATTCTGCTCTTGGTGGAGAGTTTGCAGAGAAAGAAAAAAATGACAAATAAAGATCATCAGTATCATTTTATTGATCAAGATATAAAAGATCTGTCCTGGGGAAACATAGACTTTGATTGGTCTCCTCCAAGTGACTTTCCAGATTTAACAAAAGCATCTCGCATTGCAGTTGACTTAGAAACTAGAGATCCAAACTTAATAAAGTTAGGGCCTGGGTGGTGTAGAAAAGATGGATATATAATTGGTATTGCAGTCGCTGCAGGTGATTTTAGAGGTTATTATCCTATAAGACATTCACAAGGTAATATAGATTCAAAAACTGTTTTTAGATGGTTTAAAAAACAGATGGATACTCCAAACATTCCTAAAATCTTTCATAACTCTATGTATGATTTAGGTTGGTTACGAGCAGAGGGTATAGAGGTCAAAGGTCCCATACTAGATACAATGATCATGGCTCCTTTGATTGATGAGAATAGAAGATTCTATAACTTAAATAGTTTAGTGATTGACTATTTACAAGAATACAAGAGTGAAAAAACTTTAAGAAATGCTGCAAGTGAATTTGGAGTAGATCCAAAAGCAGAGATGTATAAATTACCTGCTAAATATGTAGGAGCATATGCAGAACAAGATGCTGCAGTTACGTTGAGATTGTATGATCATTTATTGCCAATATTAGAAAGAGAAGAATGCACGAGTATCTTTGAACTAGAATCTTCATTAATACCAGTGATGTTAGAAATGAAGACAAGAGGTGTGCGTGTTGACTTAGATCAAGCAGAAAAAATAAAAAAACAAATGGCAGCGCAAGAGAAAAAACTACTTGATGAGATACTCAAAGATACTGGGGTTGCGATTGAACCTTGGGTCAGCGCATCTATAGCAAAGGTCTTTGACTTTTTTGGACTTGAGTATTCTCGCACAGAAAAGATGAGGTTTCCCTCTTTCACAAAACAGTTTCTCTCTCACCATTCTCATCCCGTTGCTAAAAAGATAGTAAAGATTCGAGAACTTAATAAAGCGAATACAACTTTTGTTGAAACTATTCTTAATCATGCTCATAATGGTCGTATACATTGTGACTTTCATCCCCTTCGTACTGATGATGGTGGAACTGTTACGGGTCGTTTTAGTTCCAGTAATCCTAATCTACAACAAATACCATCTAGAGACTTAGAAATCAAGAAAGCTATTAGAGGATTGTTTATTCCAGAGGAAGGATGTAAGTGGGGATCTTTTGATTATGCGTCACAAGAACCAAGGTGGTTGGCTCACTATTGTGCCAAACCCTCTGATGGACTTAGGCATCCTTTGATAGATGAGGTGGTAACCATGTATAATGAAGGTAAAGCAGACTTTCATCAAATGGTTGCGGACATGGCAAACATATCAAGAAAAGAAGCCAAGACTGTTAACCTTGGTATCATGTATGGTATGGGTCGTAAAAAATTAGCAGACACACTAGCCATCACAGAGGATGAGGCAAGTGATTTGTTAAAAACATACAATGATAAAGTTCCTTTTGTAAAAGATTTAGCGACAAGAGTTTCAAACTTTGCATCACAGAGAGGAATGATAAGAACTCAACTAGGCAGAAAATGTAGGTTTGATTTATGGGAACCAAAAGGTTTTTCTGCAAAAAGACCTTTACCTATAAAAGAAGCAGTTAAAGAATATCAAAATGTACAACGAGCATTTACATACAAGGCGCTGAATAGATTGATTCAAGGGTCAAGTGCAGATCAAACTAAAAAGGCAATGGTCGATTGTCATTTGGAAGGGTTATGCCCGATGTTAACAGTTCACGATGAACTGTGTTTCAATATAAGAAATCAAGAGGAAGTCGATAAAATAAAAGATATCATGTCCAATTGTGTTCCAGATCTACGAATACCCTTCGAAGTTGACGTAGAATTGGGTAATAATTGGGGAGAAGTCGGTTAGGCTATCTGTAATGATCACACAAAAATCAAAGCATTTCTAGGGTACAATCATACACGGAGGTACCGTTTCGGCTCTGTGTGGCGATCTGAGAGCCTCTTTTTTTTAGTGATTTCATAATTTTGGCTCTTTTTTTATCTGATAGCTTAATCCAAGAAGAAATTTCATCTAGAGTTCTAAAACAACCAATACATATATCATTTTCTATTTTGCAGACGTTTAGGCACGGGCTTACAATACGCTGTGATTTTTCTGTTCTTGTCATCTGGGTATGGAATCTCTGGTTGTTGGTTTAATTTTCTGGCGAAATACAAACAATCATTTACATTGTTAAATGTTTGACTCTGATTAACAACAACTGTGCCTATCATGTAAACTAAAACAAATTCTATCATTCATCTTTTGTCTTCCAAAAATACTCGTCTGTGTCACCAAGTCTAAACTTCTGTCCATTCTCAACTTGATATTCTTTTGTACTAACTTTGAAGTCTGGTTGCAATGGCTTGTCTGGAGTTAGTGAGTTATCGTACACACGCATTCTATTATTTGGATATAAACAAAACTGTCCGTTACTTAACTCTATAATATTATGAGATTTATGTTCTGCTGGTTTTTCACTAGTTGAAAAATCAACATGATCTGGATCAACATTATAATTATCTAGTGTTGCTATGTATTGACCCGTCAATGTTCCGTGGTCTCTGGTGAACACTTCAAAGTCCATTGACCCTATAAATTGTTTAGAAACAGCGACCACACCATAATCCATACAATTCCAAAACTGAAGGTTGTAAAGATCCATGTCTGGAGTCGGTGTAACTGGGTCAGAAACGAATGCAGAAATAGGTAGCTTGTCATACAAAGCACCATAATCAGGAAGGTAAGTTTCAAAATAAAAAGCTCTACCTGGAATAGATTTAGCAGTGACCCAAATGCCCTTGACAAACTCTCCATGACCATCCTCATGATCTCTTAAATATTCTCTTCGCACCCATACATCTATAGAGGGTAAATTGACAATTGACGTTGGCATTATGACTTTTTATTCTTCTTTCCAGCATTTTTGTTTCTAGGATATGATCTATTTTTAGAAGCATCTACAACTTTTAATTTACTATTTTTCTTCAGCGCATTACCACCAACATGATGAACATCTTTGCCATCGCCTTTTTTGACGAGACCTTTCTTGATCATCTTTCTACGAGCAAAATTACGATTAACCCTTTTCTTTCTACGAGATTTAGATTCTATTTTATACTCTCTTTGATAGTTACGTTCATAACCCATTAGTGCATTGTCTCCTTTGGTATTTCTTTAACATTGACTAAAGGTTCTGATAAATAACTGTCTTGGTAGTCACCAAAAAAACTATGACTTCTCATATGTGTTTCTTTTACAATAATTCCATTCTTAATTTTTAAAACTATAAATTGTTGCATGATGATTGTATCATCATCTTCTTTTTCTATAGCATCTTTAAACGGGCCGTCTTTCATTATATTATTCCTTTTGTGTATCCACCTGCTCTTGTATATGTTAGCACATCTTTTCTGTTTGATACATCATCAACATAAGAAACATGCACCCATCCAGAGTTAGGCTCGATACCATCCCAACATTCTAAAATTAGTTGGTCAAAGTTTAAATTATTTTCAATATATTTTGCCAGATCATAGTTACTAACACCAAATATTTCTATATCCGCCGCCTCACCATTGCAATGTTGTGAGGTAGATTTTGATCCAATCGCCTCACACAAAGCTGGACTTCTATACCCAGAATTAATCATAACTGGTTTTGCAAAAGCAGATCTGACTCTCTCTAATATATTGTGGCACAAAGCCTCCATTGCAATAGTATGGATTTCGTTTGGTGTGTTTTCTATACCTTTTCTTTCTGCTGTTTGTGACTTTGTAAACTCAATTAGTGAAAAGTTATCTGATAGTTTCACTGGGTTCTCCTTCTTAATATTTCTAAATTCTTAGCTTGATCAACTATGTTACCACCTAACAAACTAGGGGATGTTGTTTGCACATTAATTGGTTTAGGAACAAAAGTGTTAGTTGTCAATGGACGGGTATCAATTGTCTGTTTTTGTATTGGTTTAGGAACAAAAGTTGACATGTCTGTTTGTTGATCAAAAGCACCAGTCGGTGATTCTTTTGGATCAGAAGCTCCTATTAAACTTTTACCAAGAACATTTTCATATGCATCTAGTAGTTGATCAACGGGTAAATCTCTAACTGGACCTGGTTCATTTCTAATTAATCTATCTCTTAATAATCTTTCTACTAAATCATCAGTTACATTGAAAGGCATAAAAGATCCTTCAGAAATCATTTGAAATTCTGATTTTGACATTGTTCCTTTTTCTGTAATCATTTCGTATATTGTAGCATCATCGATACCTAAATCTCTAGCACCTTTTATTATTCTATACATGTCTTGTTGTAGTTTATATAGTGTGTTGTTTGCAGCATTGTATGCAGAAACTATATCTTGTTCTGTTAAATCATTATCATCTGCATAGCTATTAAAATCAGTTCTTAGTGCATTTCTTTTTTTAGAGTATTCATTTGTTTTATAATATAGAGAGTCATTAAAATTAGCTTTTAATGCTCTGACTCCAGTAATGGTTGTCAAAGCTTCTGCTGGACCTTCATAAACAACTCCAGTTTTAGTTGGTAATATTTCACCCGTTATTGATTGAGTAAACGCTTTACCAGTTCTTCCAAACTCTATCGATCTCTGAGAGTAACATCAAATATTCTTTCTGCTAATAAAGACTCTCCAGCAAAGGGTTCCATAAAGGTTCCAAATGCTTGAAATGCAGATGATATTATGTCAGTTGCAGATTGAGCGTCTAAAAATCCTTTTCTATTATAAGCATCTAAAGCTGCTCTTGCTGGTTGTAAAACAAAGTCATAAGGCATTAAGTAACTTATGCTTGTATATTCAAGATTATAATCTCCTCGTTTATCTTTTGTAATTGGAGAAAGTGCTGCTATTAATTGTCCTCTCATAAACTCTGGTAAATTATTAATTCTAATTTCTTCTAGTTGTTCTTCTGAAATGCCTGCTGCTTTTGCAGATGCAGACACTATTGCTTTTGGAACAACAAAGGCAGAGGATATGTATCCTGCTATTCTTTGAGCACCTATTGCTCTTATTTGTTTTTCTAATTCTTTTGCCGCCCTTGTTCCAACTTTTGCAACTATTTCTGGAGTGGCGATGAAAGACATTTCATCAACACCTCTAGCTAAAATATTTGCAGAGTTTCTAATTATCTCTGCTGGAAAAGATGCAAAAGCACCTACAACTGGGACTTTTCTTATTAGTTTTATCGCTTCTGGAACACGACTATAGATAGGCATTGTTTCTTTTACTATGTCTCCAACTAAGACATCTAAAGTGTCTACATCTCTTAGAACTTCTCCTTTTGGTCTTTTGATAATCCTAGTTGCCATGAGTTCATCTGCTATGTCATCAACCACAATACCAGCCTTATTAAACGCTGCGCTGTATCTAGCCTTTTCTCCACTAAAAGCATTCATCTTCCAATATGTATCTGTATTCATGTATATTTTTTGTAAAGGTTTTGCTCCAGGCACCTTTTCAATGGCATTTAAAAAGTTAAACTTACCTCCATCTCTAGCTATCTCTTCTATTTCTTTTATAGCTAAGTTTTCATCTCTTAGTCCTAACTTTCCAAATGTATCAAAAAACTTTTTAAATTCTTCTGAAGATAAGTTATCATATTTTTTAAAAGTCAAAGCCATGCTTTCTCCTAAATTCATGTTTCTGGCTACTATACCATTGGCAAGTAGAAAGAACGGACCTGACATAAAATTTCTTACTTGAGCTAAAGGATTTAAAACGGTTTTTGAATACTGAGATAAACCCTTTAATTGTAAAGTTATTCCTAAAAGATCATTAAAAATACTATTACCACGCAAAGGCATTGTTAAAGAGTTATATATTTCTGGTGCTACATAATCACCAGACAAAGCACCATATTTACCTCCAAATATAGACATTTTTTCTATGTCTACGTCAGTTGGAATAACATCACTAGCATCGTCTAAAACTGATCCTATTGGTTTTTGAGGCACATATTCATCTAATTTTACATAACCATTTTGTTTTAAAAAATTTATTGAATTAGTGTCTGTTAAATTTTCTCCAGAAATAATTAAAGGTCTGCCTCCTTGACGAAGAGATGACAAGCCTTGTTCTGCTGTGCTTTTTAATTGAGTAGATAAACTAGAATAAAGACGACTAGCATTTAAAGTTGTAGACATATCTTCAATTGTTCTAATTGCAACTTTTATTGGGTCTTTTATTTCTTTAACGAGTGTTCTAAATTCTGGTATACCATACAAAAACTTATCTCTGTCTTTAAAAATACCCTCCATAACTTCAAATAGAGGTTTTCTTCCAAAAAAATTATCTGCAAATTTTAATCCTTTAGCAACTGATTTTACAGTATCTCCTGAAGGAATAGCCAAATTAATTGCGTTTTCATTAATTGCATCATCAATAACTTGAGTTGCTCTAGCGACTGCATTTTCATCCTCTGGGAATTTTGCTGCTAATTTTCTAACCGATTCTGCATATTCTGGTTTTAATTTTACATCTGCTAGTGTCTCTCCTTTACTGAAAGCACCTTCATATAACCTTCGTATGTGGCTCCCTTTTTGTTGGTTAATTGTATTAATTAACTGTTGTCCACGAGTAGGGTCTATTTCTCCTAAATCTATTCTTCTTCCTATATCTGTGGCTATTAAATCAGACATGTCATCTATTTGTGTTCTTAAACTTTTAGCCGCAGTTTTAACACCTTGTCCATATTGATCAAGAGCATTAACATTAGCTCCACTTAAATAATCGTATAAATTATCATGAGCTTCTTGTATTCCTAGTCTGCCTCTGCCAAATAATCCTTGTCCCTTAACAACTTTTTTAAGTTCTGTATCAAAAGAGCTTAAAATATTAGCTACTTTATCTGCATCTGCTTTTGTTACAGCTACTGTGTCTTGAAGTTGTTCATATATTTCTTTTGGTGTTACACCAGCACTTGTTAAGTATCTTTCTGGTAGACGACCTAATGCTTTGTTTATATTAGCTCCTAAAAATCCAATACCATCACTTAAACCTTTTACAATTCCTCCTACACCAAGTTGATACCCTTTATATTGAAAAGGTAAATTTAATTTAGATGCACTTTT